AATCCAGAAAACTTTGATCGTAGTTTAAGGGCCGCTGCTGAATTTATTCAGCAACACACAGATCAGTACAAGACCATGCCCACACATGATCAGGTGCAGGCTGTTACTGGTGTAACTCTCAAGCCCATTCCTGAAATGGCTGACGGACACTACGACTGGTTCATGCAGGAGTTTGAAGGATTTAGTCGCAGACAAGAACTAGAACGTGCTATTCTCAAGGCAGCAGACTTGCTGGAGAAAGGCGAGTATGATCCTGTGGAAAAGTTGATCAAGGATGCAGTACAAATCAGTCTAACCAAGGACATGGGCACTGACTACTTTGACAATCCAGCAGAACGTATCAATCGATATTTTAATACTGGCGGACAGGTCAGCACAGGTTGGCCACAGATGGATCGCATACTGTATGGTGGATTCAGCCGTGGTGAGCTGAATATTTTTGCTGGTGGTTCAGGATCAGGTAAATCGCTAGTCATGATGAACATGGCACTCAGCTGGCTACAGGCAGGACTCAGTGGAGTGTATATCACACTGGAACTCAGTGAAGAACTTTGTAGTTTGAGGACTGACGCCATGTTGTCAGGCATGGGCACTAAAGAGATCCGCAAGGATATTGATACCACTACATTAAAGGTCAAGATGGTGTCTAAGAAAGCTGGGCAGTATCGAGTCAAGTGGTTGCCAGCACAAAGTACAATTAACGATATCCGTAGTTACCTAAAAGAAGTACAGATACAGACTGGTATTCGGGTGGACTTTGTCATGGTGGACTATCTGGACTTATTGATGCCAGTGAGTGTTAAAGTTAACCCCAACGATCAGTTTATCAAGGACAAGTATGTAGCAGAAGAACTGCGCAACTTGGCTAAAGAATTAAATGTATTGTTAGTTACAGCGTCACAGTTGAACAGAAGTGCTGTGGAAGAGATTGAATTTGACCATAGTCATATTGCTGGTGGTATCAGTAAGATCAACACAGCAGATAATGTATTTGGTATTTTTACCAGTCGCGCTATGAAAGAGCGCGGTAAGTATCAGATGCAATGTATGAAGAGTCGTAGTTCAACTGGCGTGGGTCACAAGATTGACTTGGAATATAATATTGAAACCATGCGTATTACAGACGCTGGTGGAGAAGAGTCCAGTGGTGGAGTAAACGCCAACAGCATACTAAATCAGATTAAAACTAGCACAGTGATCAACAGTATGGCTAATACATCGGTGCCAGTGGCTGAAGTAAAGAGTACCGAACTAAAAAACATGTTGGCTAAACTAAAGACCCGAGAATGAATCTAGTTTGTTTTAGTAACAACACTGCTGGTGGACTGGTATGTGATCTTCTTAATAATAGTACCAGTGAGTTCGATGGATATAAAACCACTGGATCTGCACATAATGCATTTAAAATTTCTGACACCCCCACCGTTCAGTGGTCAGTTGACGTAGAGCAGTGGGAAAAGTTGGTGGAACGTTTTAAAAATAGTGATTCATGGATGGGAACTCACTTGCATCCATCGGGAATTCCTGACATTAAAGTTTTTGATAAAGTCTTGGCCATAACCACAGAGACTCGTGAAAGCAAATTGTATCGTTGGTTGAGATATTATCACGGCTGGTGGTGCAAGAACAATCCACAGTGGCAAGAGTCTGATGATTTGAGTGCTAAAGATCAGATCAGAGAACTGGCAAAAAATGTATTTGTTGAATTTACCGCTTATCCCGGATGCTGGAATGTAGAGTTTTCTGACATAGTCAATGGTCGTTTTATCAAGGAAAACAGCTTAAATCAACACTATTTCTATAACTGGAAAAGTTCAAATAGTTTTTTAAATTATACATCAGATTCTTGGGCATACCTTAGGTTTTATGAAGCTGAATGGGAGTTGATTAACGGATCACCCTATCACTATACTTAAATTGAACTAAAAGTCATAAATACCACATATTGGAGTTTTATCTTGCAAAAGCGTACTCGCAGCATACTTGACGAACTGGATGGTTTGTTAGCACACCGCGATCGTTCTAATCTAGTTGAGAGTCGTGCCAGTAATGTAATTGCTGGTGCCATCAATCTTATCAACTATATTAAAGAAAATTACGACGCCGATGCTGCCGAGGAATTAGAGCGCAGACTTATCAATAGTATTCGTAGCCAGGATCCCAATAAATTTATACGTGGTGTAAGGAGATTAGGCAACAATGAAGATCAATGAAGTAATTACCGAAGCAGTTCAGCTGGATCCCAACGATCCAGAACAGGCAAAATTATTAGCCCGTGCTCAGGCACAAGCCGGAGTTCCGGCCACACCCCCCACAGCGTCACCACAACCAGCAGCTCAAGCTGCACCAATCATACCAGCGGCAGCCCCACACGCCCCTAAACCAGGTGTGGGTACTGGACTGGCCAAAGGATTGATCAAAGGATTATCAGCACTGTCCTATATAGGTGACCCCAGTGGTAAGACTGCCGAACTGGGGCGGACCGGTATAGCCAATGCCAACGCTGCTCAAGCAGACATAACAAAAAATTTGCGTACTGATCAAATCAATAGATCCAAAGCACTGGGCACTCAGCAACAACTCACCACGGCCAATATTAACAACTATATGACCAATTGGTCCAAGCAGTTTCAATCCAGCCCCAACAAAGCACCGTTGGTATCTGAACTTGGTGCATTTTTGGCAGACCGTAAAGGTACTCCCGAGTACAATAGTATGGTTCCTGTAGTCAAGTCTGTATTGAAGAGATCAGGCTTGACGCCGCAAGAGGTAGCACAATACTCAGCCGCATTGGGGATATGATGAACCAGACGATGATTAATGAAGGTGGCAACGTATTTAAAGATTCGCAAGGTCAGCCACTGACACAAAGAATTAAACAAGCAGATGTCATGCCCACAGTGCAATGGCTAGAAAGCATCACTGGTCTGGATCTGACATCTAAGAAGGACCCACGTGATGGCAATCCAGTCAAATGGCTGGGCAGTACTGGCCGCAAAGTAGACTCAGGTGACCTGGACCTGTCAGTTGATGCCACGGAAATGTCTAAAGATCAGTTGACGGCCGTATTGTCGGCCTGGGCCGCCAAACAAGGTGTGCAAGCACCACAGTATATTAAAAAATCTGGTACTGCGGTTCATTTTTTAACTGCCATTGGTGGTAACCCCGCCAATGGATTTGTTCAGACAGATTTTATGTTTAGTAACAAGCCAGGATGGACACAGTTTGTATTAAGTAGCGACCCACGCAGCCAATACAAAGGCGCATTACGTAACATCATGATGAACAGCGTGGCCAAGAGTATGGGTTATAAGTTAAATCAGAATGACGGCATCGCTGATCGCGCCACCAATAAAATCATCACTGATGATCCCAACAAAGTAGCAGAGTTATTGCTGGGCCCAGGCACTGGTATAGCCGATCTGTATAGTGTTGAGGCCATACTCCAAGCATTGGTCAACGATCCCAACCGTGAATCCAAGATAGCTGATTTTAAAGCACACATGGAACGTTCTGGTACACCCATGGCAGAAAGCAAACACTGGTTCCGTCGTTATAGCGATCTTTTACAATGAAACAATTGATGTCATTTATCAGTACACTAACTGAAGGTGCTCGCATAGAACACCCAGAGGATCTAGTGTTCACCGAAGGCAGTGCTGGTGCACTCAGAGCCGTGGCTGAATTAGAGCGTCTAGCACAGGATCCAGCGTCACAGATCAGTATCAAGTGGGATGGTAGTCCAGCAGTAATATTTGGTCGCAGACCAGCTGATGGTAAATTTACATTAAATTACAAAGAGTGGATTAAAAAACCTGGTGGGCAAGTAACCACACTAGATGAATTAATTCAGTTTATACAGTCACGTGGTGGTGACAAATCAGGACTTATACAGAAGTTATTGGAGTTCTGGCCAGCTGCAGAAGCTGCCATACCAGCAGGATTTAAAGGATTTGTCTGGGGAGACTTGCTCTATACTGGTGTTCCACCAGTGCAACAGGGCAAGTATGTGTTTAAACCCAACACTGTGACCTATAGTGTAGTGGCCAATAGCCAATTGGGCAAAAGAATTGCCAGCAGTTCAGCTGGTGTGGCAGTGCATCAGTATCTGTCAGACGTAGATTCTGAGCCGCAGATGTTAAAGGGCACCGGTGGATTGAACGTCAACGGTCCATTGTTGGTATTGACTGGCGAAACACCGCTTCCCAAGATCAAATTAAACATACCGCAATTTAAACAAGCACAGGCCTGGATCAGCCAACGTGCCGCAGTAATAGACGAGTTTTTAAACCCAGCCAATAT